ACCCGCACCTGCTCGACCCGCAACGTCTGCGTGACCAGATCGCCCAGCGGCTTGCGCTCGCCCGGCTGGTCCCCCATGCGCTCGTCCCACGGCCCCCGGTCAGGGTCCCACGACTGGTGCCAGAAGGACACGCCATCCGTCTGCGCCCAGAACACGGCCTCGCGCCCCAGCCGCATCATCTGCTGCTGCTCATGCTGGTACTCCAGCGCCACCTGCTGCGCTTGCGCCTTGCGCCGGTCCTCCGGGTCCTGCGTGGTGGGCGTGACGCTGAATCCCGGCTTCTGGTCCATGATGATCTGCATCCGCTGGTCCAGCGCCTTGTCCACCATGTTGTACACGACGCGGGCCACATCCCGGGGACGTGCCGGCTCGTTCCACGGCCCCATCCCCTTGGACGAGATCCACTGCTGCCCCGCGCGGAACAGCCGGTTGCGCTCGACCAGGTGCAGGTGCTGCTGCACCGACTCCCGGCGCGACTCCCACAGCCCGCGCGTCCACGACGCCCACGCGTCCATGTCGCGCGCGGTCGTCTTGTCGGCCAGCGGGAAGTCGGCGCCGTAGAGCGCCTTGCGGAGCGCGTTTAGCTGCTCGGCCTTGGTGCGCCCGTCCTTGTCCGGCGGATTCGGCGCGACCTGCTCGTTGGGCGAGAGCGGGTTGGTCGAATCGCCCAGCGCCTCGCGGACGAGCGCATCGAAGTCCACGCCAAGCGCCTCCTCGCCCTGCACGCCGCCCAGCGGGTCCATCGGCGCGTCAAAGCCAGCGTCAAAGTTCAGCGGTGGCATGGTCATGCCGGTGTCCCCTTAGTCGTCGATGTGCCCGATGCCAAACGCCGACCGGACACGGTTCCAGTCGCGCAGCTGCTCGTACCGCTCACGGATCGCCTTGAGCGTGTCCTCCTGCGCCCACGACTCGGAGTGCGTCATGGCTAACGCCATCAGATCCTCCGGGATCTCCACGTCCTCGTCCGACGCGACCTCGTCCGCCTGGGGCGCAAACCGCTCCACCGCCTCGGCCATGCGCGACACCGCCCAGCAGAGCGCCACCGGCCACAGGATCTCCCCGACCATCGTCATATGCCTCCCTCACACGCCACACCCAGCCACAGGGTGCGGCGGCCAAAGTCGAACCAGCGGCACGGGTGCGCGCTGGGGTCGATCCGCTCCAGCGCCGCGTGCTGCAGCTCATGGCGGACAAGGATCGTGTCGTGGACGTGCCGACCGGCCAGCGTGATGGTGCCCGCCATGGCGTCATAGCACCCCCACACCTCGCGTCCCTGCGGGCAGATCACGCGCGGCAGCGTGTCGGCGTCCAGCCAGTACCAGCGAATGTCGGCGAAGCTGCGCACGCACGCGCGCGACTCGCGGCACATCGCCAGGTAGTCGGCTTCCGCCCACGTCGGCGGGGTCCACGGCGCTCGCCCGCCCAGCCCCGGCTCGGCGCGCTGCGTGTACTCGGCCAGCCCCCAGCTCGCCAGCAGCGCCATGGCGACGGCGCCCACGGCGGCGGGGATGGGGAACGCCTTACGCGCCATCACGCACCGGCTCGGTGGGCGTGACCAGCGTGAGCCCCAGCCGCCCGCACGCGGTCACCGGGTCCTGCGCGGTGATGTCGGACGCCAGGAACAGCGCCTCGATGTCGGCCAGCGTGCAGGCCACCGGCGGGTCAGCGGCCTCGGCAGCGGCTAGCACGGCGTCAGCGTTGCCGGGCTCGCGGCTGACCTCCACCCACGCGCCGTCCGCGTCCTGCTCCCACACGGCGCACGGCGCGGCCAGCCCCAGCGGCCCGGGCACCTGCCCGGTCGAGACGTAGTGCGTGGCGGGCCCCAAGCCGTCAGCCGACAGGCCCGTGGTGAACATCCCCGCGCCGCCCGGCTCCAGCGCGCACAGGGCGCGGGCGAGGTCGGCGTGCGCAGCGGGGACGATGAAGGTGCGGAACAGGTCACTCATAGCACGATCCCCATGCGCGAGCCGACGTAGCGGTCTGTGAGGGCCAGCGTGGCCGCATCCGTCTGCGCGCCACGCACGACCGGGATGTAGAGCTTGCCGTTCAGCGGCAGCGAGGCGTTGTTGCGGCGACCGATGAACAGCACGGCGTTGCTGTAGTTTCCTGTGCCTTGGTCGCCGGTGTCGATACCTGCTTGTGCGCCATTGGAGCGAATAGCGCAGATGTCCCCGCTTATGTCACCAATGGCAGTCGCAACACGCGAAACAGGCGATGGGATAAGTGCAATGTTAGTCTCGCGCGAAATTGTGCCGCGCGAAGTAAACCTGATGTTGTTCCCGCTGGCGCTTGAAGGGGCCGTCACAGCAAACGATCCGTTGTTGGCAACGCTGCTCGTCAGTTCCACAACAATTCCCGACGCCGCATCGCTGTTCTTGTACACCCCCGCCCACACGGTCACCTTGTCCGTGCCGCTCAGGTCCAGCGTGGACGCGGTGTAGAGCGAGTCGTCGAAGCCGTCGAACAGGAAGCTGCGCGGCACGCCCACGTCCGCGTAGTCCGTCGCGGTGACCACGCGCTGGTACGGGTACGCGGCGTCGGTGGCGAGGCGAACGTCGGCGCCCCAGATGAACGTGCTTTCCGCCGTGCTGCCGGTGTACGTCTCAAGAATGCTGCCACTGGTGTACGCTGTGTTGCGGTGCAGCAGCGCCGGATAGATCACCGTCAACGCTTGCGTGATGGTCACGCCAATGCGGTAAATGCCACCACCCACGTTTTCAATAGTCGCGTTAGACGCCGTAACTCCGGCGCCGATGTTTCCCGTGCCGGTGACCGTGCCGGTGTCCAGATCAAATCCCGCGCCGCCATTCAGCGAAGCCCCGCCCCAATGCCCCAAGGCGAGATAGCGCACAGTATTCTTCTTGACATACCACGACAGCCTGAACGGCACGTTGGCAATGACGGTCAAGTCATCGAACACCCCGTGTATGTCGTTTGCGGTGGTGTTTACTAGCGTGTCCATCGTGGTCGTGCCATCCGGCGCAACTGACGAGTTGGCCGTGATGGTTGTCGCGTTCTTCGTCCACGCCGCGTTATCGAACTGCTCGCTGTACGTCAGCAAGTTCACGCGCGCGTCCAGCGCGGGGCGGCTCGCGCTCGTCGGCTGGATCGCGTGGACGCCGGGGACTTCGTTGAAGCCCAGCACGGTGAACGCTATGGTGCCCGTGGACGGCACGATGGCAATCTGCCCACCCGCGCTTGCTTGGCCGATCATGCGCGCGGTGGCACCTGCTGCAACCGTTGCGAAGATGGCACCACTATCCACGCCCGTCCGCACGGTCAACGAATTGGCGCCGGTATTCTGCACCGTAATAAGGCAGAGCGCATTGGCCGTCAGCCCCGAGAACTGCACAAACGACTGGTTGGACGGGTCAACTCGCACCGCTGTCCCAACACCCGTCGTCGTGCTGTAGGTCGCTGGCGTGGCCGTGCCCGTTAGCCCCGCCGCACCGTTTGCGATGCGCGACGGCCCCAGATTCGCCAGCCCGCCCCGGCTCTTGTCGAGCGCGAGCCCGACCGGCTGGCCCAGCGCCGTGACGGGCGTGGTGCCCGCAGAGTCCTGATACAGCGTGTGCGTGGGGAACGCGGCGAGGAAGTCGCTGGTGAAGTCGGTGATGCGCTGGTAGGCGCTGGCGGTGGTGCCGAGTTCAAGCTGCGCGCCCCAGATTAACAAACCGCTGGTGCCGTCGCCAGTATACGAAGTGGTGTTGTCCGCGATGCACACATAGATGTCAAACCGATTGGACGCCGCCGTAGCGGCCCCAACAATCGTGCAGCGATACCAGCCGCCGCCGACGTTTTGGATTGTTGCCGTTGTGCCAGCCGTTACCGTGCCAAGGGTTCCAGCTGTCAGATCGAAAAACGCTTGTACGTTTGCGGTGTTATTGCGAAGGCACAACCAATTGCGCTCGTCGGCCTTGGCGTACACGCTAAACGCGTACGGCGTCACCGTCGTCGTGACGGATTGCTCAATACGGTGCGTGTTGCTGGCTGTCGCATCTTCGACGAGTTTGTCGGCCGTTGTTGTGCCATCTGGCGCGACGGCGGCGTTTGCCGTAATGCTGGCGCGTGTCTTTGGCCAGACGCTGTTCGTGAAGTCCTCGCTCCACGTCAGCAAATTCCGCCGCCACGCCACCTTCTCGGCGGTCAGGTCGGCGGGCTCGTAGTACAGGCCCGCTTCGCTGCTGCCAAACAATACACTTTCCAGATCCCAACCTGCTGCACGGTCGCCGCTGACCACAAATGTCGTGGCAGACTGCTGCACGCCCAACAATACGCCATACCTACCGCTGGTGGCGTTCTGCCCGTTTACGGAATGAACGGCTACTGTTCCGCTCGTTACTGTCACCCTGCCAGCGCCCATTTGCACCAGACGCACCTGCAATCCTACAGGCAGGTCAAACGGCACCACAACTAAAACATCAGTATCTGCCGTGAAAGAGAGTGTTTTGTTGGCATCCGCCTCTTGCAGCACATAAAACGTGTCTGCGATGTTTTCCGTAATGCTCAACGCCGCCGCAGCGACGTTAGCGCCCGTGACCTTGAAGTTGCTGCCGCTGCGTGCGATGACGTACTCATCGGTGGCCTGCGCGGCGCCGCCACCCGTGAGTTGTGAAATCTTCTTGTCAGGCATGGACTAAGACTCCAGCAGGATGAACGTGGGCGTCGTGGGCGTGCTGTTTTCCAGCAGGAAATCGCTGCCGCTCTCCTGCTCCAGATTGTTGATCTGGAAATCCTTGGAGGCCGGCGCACGGCGCCGCCGACGGGAGATGCCACCGTAGTCGCCGCTCACCGAATCAGCCCGGGAGCGCGACGAGGGTGAGCGTGGCGGTGCCGCTCGTCCACGCGGTGCTGCCGACGCGCACCTGCGAGATGCCGACCACGTCGAACCGGAACACGCCCGCGCCGGTCGTCGTCGTCGCCTCGGTCCCGGTCGTCACGTTGAGCGCGGGGACGGCGACGAAGTTGGTGCCGTCGATGGTCACCTCAAACTGCAGCGTCCCGCTGAACGTGCCGGCGACCTGCACGCCGACGCCGCCGTTGAAGAACTCGCGCCACGCCAGCGTGACGTTGGCCGCGTTGGCGGCGATGGTGCCCGTGGTGGTGTTGCGGAAGCCTGGCATCGTGTCCTCAGAGAAAGGGTGTGAACGGGCCCGGAAGGAATCGAACCTTCAACCTCCGGTTTTGGAGACCGGCGCTCTGCCAGTTTGAGCCTCAGACCCATGTCCATCGTCCTAGCAGTCCCACGCCCGCAAACTCTTGTTGATCCGGCTGTCCGGGTCGCGCGCCGTTTTTTCGCTGGTCAGCTTGGCCTTCATGCCCTTCATCCGTCTGCAGAACGCCACCCGGCGCTTGGCCTTGGCGGGGCTGGCAGCGGCTTCCTTGGCCGAAACGGGGGGCTTGATGTCCCGGCCCTCGGCGCGCAGCGAGGCGCGGCCGGTGGCGTTGAGGCCGCCGTCCGGGTTCTGCCCCGCCTTCCGCTGCCACGCCGGCGTGCTGGGCACTAGTCCTCCGTCTCCTCGTCCTCGTACCCCTCCTCCTCGCTTTCTTCCTCCATCTCGCCCTCGTCCTCGGCCAGCTTCGCCTCCAGTTGGGCGATGCGGGCCTCCAGGCGGGCGATGATGTCGTCCTTGGACTTGGGGCGCTCGCCGGGCTGGGGCATGAGGGGGGTCTTGGGCGACTTTTTCGGGGCGGCGACGGCGATCATCACCGTCATGCCGGGGCCTTTTCCAACGCCTTTTCCGGGCGGGATCGGGGTATTTTTCCCCTTTTTCCGCAGGATCGGGCGCTTCTTGGGCGTTTTGCCGAATTCTTTGGTGCGCTCCAGCACGGCGTCCATGCCGCGCTCCTTTTTCGTCCGCATCTCCATCGGTTTGGCCATCGGGGCTACCATCCGGCAGGAAGTTGGGCGGCAAAGTCACCGGGGGCGACGTGGGTGGTGGGTGCAGCCACCAGGTTCTCCCCCTCCTGCCGAAGATTAGGGTCGTCCCCGGTCGGTTGCCAAGGGGCAGTCCCCTCCGGGGGCACCCCCTGCACCCGATCCCACCCGTGGAGCGCCAAGGCCAGCGCCATCACGCCGTCGTCGTGGAGCCCCGGCGGGGCCTCGTAGCGCACACCAGAGGCTGAATAGGTAAACTCGAACGCCTCCAGCTCGGCCTGCAGCGCGGCTTCGTGGTCCAGCGCCCGGACCAGCAGTTCCTTGTTCTGGAACGCGGCAATGAGGCGCTGCATGAGGCGCAGTTTGGACGGCTGGGTGAACACATGGGGGGTGATGACGGCGCCCATCTGCTGCAGGTCGCTGACGATGGCGTCGCCAACGCCGGTCGCGTCGGCCACCACGGGGGTCTGGCCCACAATCTCCATGATCCGGGCCTTGGTGGCGGCCCAAGGCATCTGCCAGCGGTCGAGGGCCACCACGCGGCGCCAGGCGTCCATGCCGACCAGCCACGTCCAGTCCTGGCTGCGGGCCAGATCCAGCCCCCAGACGACCACGGGGCCCTGCTCCTGCGTCTTGGCGCCCTCGGTGAAGGCGTGGCGGATGGCGTCCAGGCCGAAGGGGTTGGCGCCATCGTCGGTCGGGATGCCCTCGAACTCCTGGGCAAAGACCTCGGGGGGGAGCTCGCGCCGGGCGATCTCGACTTCTTCGGCGGGGATGTAGGGGTTGTCTAGCGTCCGGGCGCGGAAGCTCTGCCAGTCGGGGTCCTCCCCCGTCATCCCCCGGTTGAACAGGGTCACGAACCCATGCCGGCGCCCTTTCGGCGTCCCCAAGATCAGCGCCTTTCCCGCCAGATCGACCAGCGTGGGGCGGATCGCGGCCTGCCAGACGGTCAAGAGGTCGCGGACAATGCCGGCCTCGTCGATCACCACCCGGGCGTACTTCCGGCCACGCGCCGGGTCGGGGCCGTCCAGCGTCCAGACCTCGACCACCCCGCCGGTGACCAACTCCAGGCGCTTGTCCTGCTCGTTCATGCGCGCCGTCAGCGGCCCCAGCCGGTCCACCAACTCGCGCCACGCCTCCAGCGCCACCTTGTACGACGGGGCAAACCACGCCACCGGCTGACCCGCTATCCCCCCATCGCACAGCCAGCGCACCCCGCCCGCCGTCTTTCCCCACCGGCGCCCACACATCACAACCTTGAAGCGCGCCGAGTTCTCCACAACCTCCCGCTGCCCGGGATGCAGCTTGGCCAGCCGGACCTCGACCGCTTGGTCCCCGCCCGACCGCCCCCCTCGCCTCCCAGGCCGATGCGCCACAGATCTCTCGTACCCCTCTAGGTATCGCGTTAACGCGCTGACTCGCTCCCTGACTCGTAACGCTCACCGCGTTACTCGTCTAACCACCGGGACGCTTACTCCCCTTACTCTCTCCCTCTAACGCTTGACTGCTGCTTGCAGCAGGCAAGGACAAGCGAAGCGCGTCAGAGTAACTCGTAGCTAACCGCACCAGCGCCCCCCTCCCTCCTCCCCCCAACCTCTCGGCGCAAGGCCAAGTCTGTCAAGGGGGGCAACCCCCCTAAACCCCCCTCGTTATGAAAAATTAATCAACTCTTAATGCGCCCTTAATCTTGGCTTAACCTTGCCTCATGTTCCGCGCCGGTTTCCACGGCTCTTGGGCGCATAACGCTCCGGCTCCCCCCGTTTCGTTCAGGGCCCCTTGACCTGCACCACAGGGTTGCTGCTTGGCGCGATGCTGCCCACCACCGCCCGCTCCAGCGCCGCACTCTCCGCCGCTTTCAGCGCCTGGACGTTTCGCACCGTCCCCTCCTCCTCCACGATCTTCACCTGGAGCGTCTGCGACCCCTGATGCTCCACGGTCTGCTTCTCCCCGAACTCCACCGGGTTCGCCTTCGCCGCCGCCCACTTCAGCGTCTCAATCCGCACCCGGTCCATCGCCGTCGTCTGCGACGTACTCTCCCGCGCCGTCACCACCGCCTCGTCCGCATACGCCTGCCCCAGCAACGCCTTCGCCCGCTGGTACCGCCGGAACCACTCCTCGTCCAGCCACAACCACCCCCGCACCAGCCCAGGTGTCAGCCGCCCCGGGTACCGCTCCGGCTCCCGCGCACTCAGCCGCCGCTGCTCCCGCTCCACCGTCTCCTGCAACGTCACCCCCTCCGCCATCCCCTCCAACACCAGCCCCAACACCTCCTCCCGCTCCTCCCGCGTCCACTGCCGCATACCTGCCTCCGCGTTGACGTGTACCGGCGCACACTGGCCGGGGTGCTGCCGAATCGTACTCGTTGAGCTGCGCGCGGGGGACACCCCCCCCGGGGGGGGCGGGGGTGCGCTGCCGCCGCCGCGCGCGCCCCGGCGCCCCGG